GCCGCAATCGCTGCTGCTGGAACTGCCGCAACACAAGCAATCGCTGATACTATTGATGCTGCCCCTGCTTCGTTAGATACTCTTAACGAACTAGCAGCTGCACTGGGCGATGACGCAAACTTTGCATCTACTGTTACTGCTTCAATTGCTACTAAAGCTGATGACGCTGCAACTACTGCTGCTCTTGCATCTAAAGTTGGTCTAGCTGAAGTTGATGTTCGAATGGAACCAATCAAGCAAACTGCTGAAAGTGCTATACAGCCGTCTGATTTGGGTACTGGTATTGCGGAAGTATCTTCTTCTGTAGTGGACTGGTCTTCACTAACTTCAGAAGACTTCGCTGCGATATCTGATACCAGCGGATTATATTCTGTGGATCGAGGTGTTCTAGCCGTGGATGCAACAGACACGCACTTCGTGACTCTTCAGTACAACAATGACTCAGGTGACACAAGCGACTCTTATCGAGAACTAGTAATCAGTGTACATCTATTGGATGGTACTCTGGTCAAGTCTTTCCAAGCTACCGAAGACTTCCCAGAACTTAATTTGACTTGGTTAAGTCATCTTTCCATAAACGGCAATTACATTTCCCTCAGTAGAATGTCCGCTACTGGTGAAGATACTGAAGGTTACGGTAAGATATTTGATATAAGAAACATTGACCAAGCAGACCACGGTCTCGTTAAGACCATCAACGAAAATAATCTACGTAGACTATTTACTATAGATGACACTAGAGCAATTGCGGTTTATGCGGCAACTTATAATAATATCGATACTGTTAAAGTACACAACATCTCCGATTGGTCTGAGTTATACTCCTTTGACCCTGCGGGAACTCCAGATGAAGCAGACTTTGGTGGTGGTTACTTTGTAACTGGCGGGGTGAGTGGTAATACAAACCAAGGTATCACTATATTGAGTACCTCCGGTTCTTATGGTCTTACTGGGATTGTATACAATAGCTATATGCATGGCCCTAGTAACAATACGGCTATGTTTGCTAATGGCATCACTGTCAGTGACAAATATGTAGTATTCCGGACTCAAGATACAGATGGTACAAACCGTGCACACGTCCATAGTCCTGTTGATGGTAGTTACATACGTTCTTTTGTAGAAGAAAGCAGTACTCCTTGGCAAGTCTTGAATAATTCAAAAGGTCTTGGTAAGGTTGCTCTTGCGTTGTCTGGAGATGTTTTGTTCATTCCTTTGGCAGACTATACCCATAGCGCCCCCTATAACTTAAAGAAAGGGGTTGCAGTTTATAACATACTAACAGGTGAACTGTTAAATGAACTGACCATGTTCGATGGCTCTAGATATAGTGGGGGTGGCGCATATAGTTTAGAAAACTTGTATAATGTCTACACCGTTGGTGGTTCAACTATCATTGATATTAATGAAGAGATGTATGACGCTGGTTCAATTAGTCCACGTATCGCTACAGCTCCAACAACAAGTGTTCTTTCTTATGGTGTTGATACTTCAGTATTCGCTACCAAAGACTATGTTGACTCAGGTGTTGCTGGTGTAGACTTATCTGCTATACAGTCACAGATTACCGCTACAGATGCACGTACTACAGGCATTGATGTAGATTCTGACGGAAATATCGAATTGTCAGTAGGCATTGAGATGGGTCAGAACAACATCAAGGATGTTAATGATGTTTATGCTGCTCGTGGATTCATTGACACAATTGAATCGAATGACCTAAAAGTTCAAACAGGAACTGTCGATTTCGAAGGTTCTATAGTAAACTTCGGTTCGTCAACAATCACTGGTGGTGGTTTCGGTAATGCCACTAAGGCAGAGATCGACCAACACTTGAATGTTTCTGCTGCGGATTCTGGTGAGTTCTTGAAGTGGAACGGAACGGACTACGAGTTCACTGATTACATTCAAGGTCGTATTGCTTCTAACCAAATCTTAGTTGAAGGAACACTAAAGGTAGAACAGCCAGGATCAACTATTGATTGGCAAGATGGTCTAGTACACTTCGGTGGTTCGCAAGTAATCGTTGACGAACCAACTGCACCAAATCTTGCTGCAAACAAGGAATATGTTGATAGTGTTGTTGCTGAAGCAGTTGATGCTGCGATCCAACCAGAAGACTTTGGTACTGGTATCACAACATCTTCACAGACTTTGGTAGACTGGTCTTCGGACAGTGTATTGCAGACTCCTGCAACGATTGCTGCCCCATCTAGTGTCACTTCAGACGCATGGGCTTACGGTAGCATTATTGCTAATAACTCTACGAAGTGGGCCACGAACGACTGGCTTCATGACGGTGATAAGGGTAGAGTTTATGTATTTAACCAGTCAGACAATTCTTTGGCATTCACCCTAGATGGTACATCATCGGGCGAACGAATGGGGTCAATTGGTCTGGTAATGAACGATCAGTACATCGTTGCTGGTGCTTATAACTACAACGGTCAACAAGGTAGAGTGCATGTCTTCTCTGCTGTAGACGGTTCCCCATTACACATCTTTGAACCGGACAATGTTCCTAATCCTTGGAATCAGTTCAAAGGTAGATTTGGTGGTCGAGGACTTGCGTTAGAAGGTTCTAATCTATATGTTGGTACTACAGAACATATCACGATTGGTGATGGCAATGTCGATGGTCAATCTGAAGCAGGTGCTGTGTACTACTTTGATCTTTCCACAGGAAACAAAGTTTCTCGTATCGAGAATCCTATTGCTGAAGGTTATTACAATAACAGATGGTTCGGTAGAGAAATTTCCGTTCATGGTAATAATGTTTATATCAGTTATGGGTCTTCTAATGGCGGTTTACATCACTACACCTTATCAGATTCAACTCTAACACTACAAAACTCTTTTGCGTTTAGTGGTATTAGTGGTATAGGTGACGGTTCATCCAGTCAATTCGGTCAACAAACAGATACGAACGGAACTTACTTTATAGCCTATGCCCCTTTTAACCAATCTGTCAGTGGAGAATTCGGTGTTATAGTATATAAGAATGAAGACCTCCACAATGGTGTATTTGAACCTGTCTATAATATAGATACCACACATGCTTCTGGTGGACTTCTGTTCATTGACGGGAATACTATTGCGGCGGGAGTTGGTTCCAGTAGTAGTATACAGATTTACACTCTTGGAGATACTCTAAGTGAAGTTGTGACTGGACAAACTCTGTCTGTAAATGTCTTTAGTGACGAAGGTACTACTGGTGGTGCGAAACCATTCGCCTACTTATCCGATTCTTCTAAGTTCCTCTATAGAACGCCACAGTCAACCACAGATATCGGTGTATATGATGTGGTGTCTTCTAGCACATCAAGTTATGTCGTTGACGATTCAGTATTTGCTACTAAAGACTATGTTGATTCAGGTATTGCTGGTGTAGACCTATCTAGTTACTCAACTACTGTACAGATGGATTCTGCAATTGATGCTGAAGTAACTCGTGCAACAGGTGCGGAATCTGGTCTACAGAATCAGATATCCAATATCTTGTCTAACACGGACGCAACTGCACTGAACTCTCTTGCAGAAATCGTTACTGAGTTCCAGAATGCTGACAGCACCCTAACAGGTGTAGTTGGTGGTCACGGTACTCGATTGACAGATTTGGAAGGACGTACTACTGATAATATCCCAGAAGGTATTAACAATAAGTACTACTCTGATGACCTTGTCAAGACCGCATTGACTGGTGGTTTGTGTATCAATGACACTAAGTTGCAAGCAACTGGTGAAATTGCAGTTGATGAAGTAGAAGCTGAGTCTTCACTACGTGTTGCCGAAGCTGTTGTATCAGACGATACTGTCAAATTAGAAGGTCAGGGCGGTTCACACTATCGCATTGACATCTACGATGTAAACGGCACTATCGTTAACTAATCTTAGATTTTATCCAAGATATAAAGGGGAACTTCGGTTCCCCTTTTTTTATATTTTATTTTCATATAAATAAACGTATAAATAGTAGGTAACCAATATTGGACTATAGTCATGTATTCAACAAGTAAAGAAGAATTGATGGATTACTGCCTTCGTGCTCTAGGGCATCCGGTGGTAGAAGTTAATATCGATGAGGAACAACTCGACGACCGTATCGACGAGGCACTACAGTGGTTCCGTGAAAACCATCCGGACGGTTCTAAACGATACTATCTAAAACATCAATTGACCCAGACCGACATCGACAACCAAACCGTTGATTTGGCTGATAACCTAGACCTTACTGCCGTAGTTCGTATGATTCCTATGAGTTTCAGTAATGCCCACTCTGGATGGTTCAGTGATGCGTGGCAGTTTATGTCTCATACGATTAGTGATTTTGCTAACGGTAGTGGTGTGTTAGGTGACCTTGCACACTATGAACAGATGCAACAACAACTGTCATTACTCGATATGAAACTCGGTGGTTATCCTCAGATTACATTTGACCGCCAGTACAATAGAATAAACCTACATATTTCCAAAACAAACCTTAAAGTAGACGACTATGTTATTTTTGAGGTTTATTCCATTCGCAACCCAGATGAAACGATTAACGAATACAACTCATTATGGAATCACCGATTCCTGAAAGAATACGCAACCGCACTGATTAAACGTCAGTGGGGTTCTAACTTAATAAAGTTTGATGGTATGACACTGCCTGGCGGTGTAACGGTCAACTCACGTCTCATCTATGAAGATGCGCTTGCTGATATTGAGCGAATCATGGAGAAATTCCGCAACGAGGAAGACGAAGGCCCAATCTTCTTCATGGGGTAACACATGGCTACCAATCCATATATTAGTACAAAATACAGACCGGAACAGAATCTCTACGAAGACATTCTGATTGAAGCAATCCAGTTTTATGGTCAGGATGTATATTATCTACCGAGAGAGATTGTGGAAAGAGAAGAAATCTTCCTCGATAGTATCCAGTCTCAATTCTCTGATGCCTATAAAGTAGAAGTGTATATCGAAAACACCGACGCCTTTGACGGTGAAGGAGACCTGTTCACTAAGTTTGGTATCGAACTAAGAGACCAAGCAACCTTTGTTATCGCACGTCGTCGATGGAGAGAACTAGTCGGTGACCGTCTTGCAGACCACCAGTTCCGTCCAAGAGAAGGTGATGTAATTTATCTTCCTTTGTCCGAATCATTATTCGAGGTCAAGAAGGTCGAGACCGAGTCTCCTTTCTATCAGTTATCAAACCTACCACAATTCCGTATGACTTGCGAGTTGTTCGAGTTCTCGGACGAAGACTTCGACACTGGTATCGATTCTATCGACCAAATAGAAGAAGAAGCCGCATTCCAATACGAACTCACTATGGACGGTACCGGAGAATCAGAGTACTATACGGTGGGTGAGAATGTATCTCAAGACTTTACCGATTACCAGATTGAAGGTGAGGTCACATACTGGAATCACGAAACTAGATTACTCAAGATTGCGCACACTGGTGCCACCGATGGTAAGTACCATGAATGGGGAACAGACCAACCGATTGTTGGTGCTGATGCGTCCCTGACTCCGGTATCTGCGGATGAAGGTGTCAACGAAATCCAGAGACTTTCTCAGAATAAAGTGTTTAGTGATTTTGCAAATGATTTTGTGGACTTTTCTGAGTCCAATCCATTCGGAGATTTATCACCATGATGGGAGGACACTTCTACCATAAACGTGTTCGTACTTGCGTTGCCGTATTCGGTTCAATGTTCAATGACCTACATGTTTTGAGAACAGACTCAAACGGTAAGGTATTGTCACAAGTCAAGGTACCTTTGTCTTACGCACCCAAGAGGTCTTTCATAGAACGTCTAGAAGAAATGACTAATGGAGAAGAAGCAGAACGTAGAGTTGCTATCAAACTTCCTCGCATGTCATTCGAGATTACTTCTATCGCATATGATGCCACACGACAGTTACCTAAAGTCAATGGATTCGGCACAGTTGTCACGTCGGACACAGGTTCTAAGAGAAAAGTATATGTCGGTGTTCCGTATAATGTAGGTTTCTCACTATCTGTATATGCTAAGTCACAGGACGATGCACTACAGGTCGTAGAACAGATTATACCATACTTTGCCCCACAATATACTTTGACAGTAAAACCTTTTGCAGACGAACCAGAAATCAAAGAAGATGTTCCGGTGATATTGTCGGGACTAGACTTTCAAGATGACTTCGAAGGCCCGGTAGAACAGAGACGCACCATCATATACACCCTCAATTTTGAGATGAAAGTTAACTTCTATGGGCCAGAGAACACAGGGCCTATTATCCGTGAGGTAAACACGAACCTGAATCTCCTGTCTCCGGAGGAAGAAGACCTTCTTATAGAAACAATAAATACTACTCCAGACCCAATTGATGTGAGTCCAGACGGAGATTATGGGTTTAACACTGAGATAATTTTCCCAGAATAATCAGGAAATATATTATGAGAGATTCGAGTAAGCCACCTGCTATCTTTGACGATGAGCAGAAAAAGAATTTCGTGCACGAGCAAGACTATGAGTACTCTCGTGATACTTATTATGACCTAATTGAAAAAGGTCGTGAGTCTCTAGAACTCATGATAGAGGTCGCACGTGAGAGTGAACATCCTCGTGCGTTTGAGGTTCTGTCTGGTATGATCAAAGGCATCGCAGATGTCAATGACAAGTTGATGGATCTCAACAAGAAACAGAAAGAACTCACCAAAGAAGATAAACCTTCCGAATCTACAACTACTAATAATAATCTATTCGTTGGTTCCACTACAGACCTTCAGCGTATGCTGTTGGGAGATGAGAAAACTATTGACCAAAGCGGCGAAGATGAAGACGATATTACGTAAGAAGAATAAGACCCAATTAATAAAAGTAACAGACGAAACGTTTACTGTAACAGAGTATAGGAAAATAATTGCATTCACCAAAATAATGGTCGAGAATTCTCCGAAACCTCTCAAAAACGACATGTGGCCTAAAGATTTAGTGGACGGTGTGGGTGGATACAGCGAAATATATTCAATATTAGACCCCAACATAATTCGTATATTAGCCGACAAGTGTATGTCTGTTATCGGCAGCAGTAAGAATTATGAAGACTACCTTGTAATGTACTACGAAGGAGATAGTCAGTCCGGTCTGAATTGGCACACTGACAAAGCCTACTCAGCGTCTGCATCAATTTACCTGAATGATGATTGGAATGATAATTATGGTGGGTATTTTGTTTTCAAAATGAATGGAGACAGGTTGACGACTGCCTTTAGTCCAGACTTAGGTCTGGCTGTGTTTCAAAAAGGAAAGATAAATCATGCTGTCACATCAACAAGACACGATGCTCCTAAAAGAAAATCTCTACAGGTCTTTATAAGATGACATCCTATACTAAAAATTCTTATCTAGGTAACCCACAAGTCAAACGGGATGGTGTTGCAGAAGA